TGTCACCTCCCAGCCTTCGCCGGGGTTTTCACTCACTTGCTGAGAATTGTTGATACTGCTGATATCCATTGATGAGTTGGACATAATATTGGCATCACAGTTAGACGGGAAAAACTCACCGCCAAAATCTGGAAAATCGAGTACTTCCATCTATGCAGCCCTTCCGCTTAGCATTTGTGCACGCATACCGTTATTCGAGAAATCCCGGCGCAACTCACCATCGAATTCCTTCAGGGCGTTATTCACTTGTTGGTTAATTTTGTCTTCCATGCCTGGCGTAGCGTTTGTCGCGTCGATATTAATCTGAGGATTAAAGTTATAAACGTTACCCGCTGCACTAGCGCCACCACTGGTGTTCTCAACGACTTGCTCGAAGTTTTCGCGCTGCTTGGGGTTCAATACCATTTCGTCTTTGCGTAATAGGTATGTGCCTTCATTTGAATTAGGTACACGGGCTAAGCCGTCGTGAGCTTGGCCTTGGTATTGAGCCCCCTTAAGCGTGGATACTAAGCTGGCACCTGTCGCTGCAGCTTGAGCCATCGCGGGAATGTTCGCAGGGAACGGCAATGCACTGGCGTTACTGATAGCCGTTGTAAGGTTTAATATGCCTTGAGCAATTGCAAACCCCTTTTGTACTGCATACATAGCTTTGTATGCAGTACTTTGTTCGCCGCCAAATGTTTTCGCTAACCCCGCCAAGCCGCTAAATATTTGCTGGCTGCTGGTTAGCATGATGTTCATGCGGGCGTTGTTGTAAGCCTGCAGATCAGTAAAATATTTCTGATTCGCAGATAAGCTGAGCTGGATGAATTCGTCTTCCTGCAATTTACCCTGAGCATAAGCGCCGGCTAACATTGCATGCTTTTGTTCAAGATGAGTTGCAATTAACTCTTCTTGAGACATCAAGCTTTCGCGTAGCTTTTCTAATTCATTGTCAGAAACAGGGGCGCCGGTCTCGCCAGTGCTTTCAGTGTCTTTATTTACACCGAACTGCCCTAGGTCAAATGACTCATCATTGGCTGCTGATTTTTTACGTGCTTCACCCAATGCCGTGGCAGCAGCTATTTGCGCTGTAAAACTACTTAGTGACGCTTGGCGCTCATCAAAAATATCTTGTAGGGTTGATTCACGCGCATTGCGCGAAATATCGACTTGTTGGTTAGCAGAGTCGAGATACCCTTTTACTAATGAATCTCGTGTTTGGCGAGCTACAGCCAGCTGATTGTCGCGCTCCTGTGCATAAGCGTTAGTTACGCCTTTAGCCACGGCATCCGCTTGAGATAGGGCGGCACTCACATCGAATGAATCACCATCAAACGGGTTGATAAGATCTAGTATTTCCTCACCGTAAATACCAAGTTCGTTAACTACAGCGGTTAATTCTGCACTGATAACGTTAGCAAAAGACTTTAAGTAGATTTTTGCGACATCAGGTAAGTAGGCTAACTGCGTACCGATAACCTGCCCGAAAGCAACCGCATGAGCGCTGCCCACATCAATTGCACTGGCTAGTTCAACGGTCAGTACTTTAATCATCGCGCGCACGTTGGCAGGATATTGCTTAAGCGAATTGAGCAACAAGTTTTTATAAGCGTTGTCGTATTCACCCATTAACGTGAACAAGCTTTCTAATTCAGGTGGTATGTGAGTAGCAACTGTATCAATAGCGGTTGTTACATCATCAGCCCAGCCTTCCCACTGCCCAGCAAGCGCATCTAGATACCCGCCAAGTTGACCGCTGGCGATGATATTTGTTAACTCATCAATTGCACCGGCAACGCCGCGCACACCCTCTTGCATCAGCTCACTAACACCAGCCTCAGCAATGGTGAATTTCAAGCCGTCCCAGCTATCACCAAGATTGCTAATTGCTCCGTCAAGCGTGGCGGCTTGACGTGCCATCGCGCCGCCAAATTGTGTTTCACCTAAACTTTGTAAAAAGCCTTCAATTGCTTGAGCATTATTTTCGACTTCGGTTTTCACCCCGCGAAAGGTAAACGCGATGGTGTCACCTTGGTTTTTGGCTTTAATACCAAATTCTTTTAGGCGCTCAAATTCTGCAACACTGGCATCTGCTACGGCTTCAATAAACTGATCTAAACTTTTGCCCATTGCACTGGCCGTATTCATGTAGCTGCGCAAGGCTTCTTGGCTTGGGTTTAAGCCTAGGTTGGTTAACTTAATAAAAGCGGTGGTTATTTCTTCTACAGAATAAGGTGTTGTTGATGCAATTCGCTGTATTTCACGAAAGACCTTATTTGCGTTCTCTGCGCTACCTGTGGCGGTCACAAGTGACGCATTGAGAATTTCAAAACGGCGAGTGGTATCAATCAGCCCTTTGATTAATGTTGTTGATATAAACGTTGTAATTAGAGCAGGGCCGAGTACTGAAAGCTTACTCAGTAGCTTACCGCCTGCTACCTCCATAGCGGTTATATTGCTACTGGATTTCTTGGCTTTGTTTCCTGCAACAGTAGTAGCATTACCAAACTCTACGACTTTCCCTTTCGCATTAGTCAGCTGGCCGACTAAGCCTGAGCCGTCAGCCTTTAGTTTTATACCTACTACAATATCGCTCATTGCGTTACTTTCTCTTTGATAGCTTGCTGTTGATAGCACTGCAATATTCAGCAAACATAATTTTCAGTTTCGAATACTGCTCAGCGCTAAATTCTCTTTCCGATAGTTCCGCATCGGCTTTAATTGACATCACATCGAGACGAGCACAGTAGTCACCAACCCAAATCAACATATTTGCCACTTCTAAAAACCACTCTACTGTGGGCCAGTTTTCCTCAAGCACCTCAAACGTATCGTCTGGTTTAAACCTGCTTAGGTGCTGCTGAATAACAACATCAGATGCGCCCATTTCTCGCATCTGAATGGTTAATTCCTCTATTTCTTCTTGCGGGATTTCCGGACCGAACGCCCAGAAGCGAGCGGCCCCTTCGAGTTTTTTGACGCAATACCTGCGGACGCTTCGTGATATGCATTGATAAAACCGAGACGTACAAATCCAGCACTTGCAAATAGGTGACGTTTGTTTTCGCTGTTGAATGGTAGGGGGGCGCCGTCCTCACCTTGAATGTCGTCCCCGAAACCAACCACTACTCGGTCAAGAAATTTCAGGTCGTCTTTCATTAGTGAGTTGTAATCATCCTGAGGAATAATTTCGAACTTAGCGGTACAAGTATGTTCTTGAACTTTGCCCCCATCGACGGGCATTGCCAATATGACAGGCCATGTCACAACGCGGGTTTTGGTTAACTGAAAAGCCATGGTATTACCTTTTTAGAATGGGGCCTTCCATGGCTGGTTAAGGGCGTAATCCGCACGCCCGCTTTGAGTGCCCTTCGGGCTAATTTATTGGGTAACTAGCTTTGAGTCGTTGCCGCGTATTTCGCGCAAACCAAGCTCCCACATTTTTTTACCTTTATATTCACCTGGTGCCACTGAGAGGATTTGCACGCCAGTTGAAACCTGCTTGAATATATTTGCGGTATCCTTGCCGTGAGTAAATTCGTACGGCAGTAATACATTAGAACCGGCAACTGCGAACGGGTCGAACGTGTCTAGCGTGGGCGCTTCAATGATCACTTTGCCTTCCGCTACCCAGTCATCAATGAAGATTTGCTTCAGTTCTGTGCCTTCGTCGTACTCAATGGTGTTGTTCTGGGCCATTTCGAACTCAACAGCGTTGAATAACTGTCCGTCCAGACTAAAACTGGTATTCGCTTGGCTGACATCCACAGGCATTTGGTATGCACTAAAGTCACCGGCGGGAATGGCCCCTGACACTGTGCCGCCATAAATGCCTGACATTTCAAAGTTCAGGTACGCCAACTCGCCAATTTTTGCTGATGTCGTGAGCGTTGCTTTGCCTGCAAGAAGGATGTGGTACATGCCTTCCCAGTGAAAATAACAACAGCCATCTAACTCGTCGGCTGCGTTAAGTACTCGGTTATGACTAACTTCTGTTGCAACATCTGTCACTGAATCGTAACCACCCATGGCAATGACTGGGGCAAACGCGACTGGGGTATTTACTGAGCCACTGCCGGTGATTTCGACACTGCCCGAAATTTTAATCATTTCGCCTGTGTGGATAATGGGCTGGCCACCGTTTTTACCATCGTCTAAGTCACGGCTGATGGTCTCTGTTATCCATGGCTCAATGGACAGGCCTTTGGTTTGGATGGCTGAAGGTGTCGCGCCATTTAAAATGTAGTCAGTGCCCTTTGTGTCCTCTGGGCGTTTTAAGGCCATCTGCAGGAAACGGCGTTTTGATTTATACCCTGGAGTAATAGACATTATTTAGCTCCCTTGGCTTTTGATTCGACAGCGCGGTCTTCAACGCTCACGTACTTAAGCGATGGGTGGTTTTTGACTTGAGCCAATTTGCCTGGGCTTAAATCGGCATCGTTGAATTTGTTTTCACCAGGGGCAAATTCGATAGCGGCGCATCGAACGGGCTTACTGGTTTTATTGGTCACTATGATCATTGCGTTTCTCCCTGGTACCAGGTGGTTGTTGTAAATCTGTCGAGCCACCAAATGCCATTGGCAGCGAACGCCACTAAGTCGCTAGCGGCAAGTAAAATTCGGTCGTGGTCTGTGGGGGTATAACCGTATAGCTTTTGTCTACAGCTGCAGCGAAGCGCTTCAAGTGCGGCCATGCCTTTTTCACCGGTTGGGTCATTAATACTCTTTAACCCGATGACTACTCCAAATGTGATATTGATTTCTTGTAACGGGCGGCCAATGTCGGTATCTCTACTGTTACCTGCAGGGCGCTCGGCGATTGGCACCACAAATGCGACATTGTCAGCATGAATAGGCTGTTTGATGACTTCGCGTAAATTGATCGCGGCTTCAACACGTTTAAACGCGGGGGCGATTCGTTCTTGAATGTCATCTAGCAGCATTAGATAAACCCTTTGCTTCGCTCACGGGCAAAAACACTGCCGCCAGATTGCACTTCAATTGTGCTGTCTGACTCTGGTTGTTGCTGGTCATCGCTCAGCCCCAAACGAATATCGCCTTTACCAACTGCGGTTAAAAATTTCAGGGCATCTTCGTAATTGCGTTTCACCACGTCGGTCACTTGATTGTCATACAAGTTATATCTGGCAATATTTGCGCAAATACGGGTTAACACACTGGGAACGACAGAAAGCGGCAGCGGGTAACGGCCACCAAGGTAGCCGTCAATGACGCTGCTGGCGTCAGTAATGGCAGCAGTGACGACTTGCTCATCAATCAAACCTAAGCCTGACGAATCCGTTAATTGGATCAGCTCATTGAGGTCGAACCGATTTGCCATGTCATCAACGCTGCAATACATGGCTATTCGCCTGCGGCTTTTTCAGCTGTGTCTAACTGGGC